AGGCGATCATACTGTCCTGAGCTGACCATATCTGCGGGATAGTCAGATCAAGCGTCACCTTCATCGCCATTAGTGCTGCATCCCCCGCCAGCGCGGGAACTCAATCGCAAGGTCTTTCTCGCGCTGCGTCGGCTGGACCGAGGGGAGAGAGAAGGTGCCCCGAGCGTCGGTGACTTTCCCGCCCGCGCGTCGGAGGTTGATCTCATCGCTGTCGATGATCCCGTCGTCGTCGGTGTCGAGGGTGAGCTGACGCATCGCCCGGTCGAAGAGAGCGAGCGCGCGCTCCCTCATCCGCTCGGCGACGTCGAGCTGAGCGACCATCTCATAAACCCGAGCGGCGGCGAGATAGCGGTGGGCCTCGAGGAAGATCTCCGGGTTAAAGATATCGTCTTCAGTCTGGTCGGCGAGGAGGTCGTCGCGGACGTATAGCCGGAGCTCCTCGAGCGCCGCCTCGACCTGAGGCGAGAGGTCCTGCTGACGCCGCGGGACCATGTCGGCGAGTTGGGGCATCGCCGACACAAGGGAGGAGTGAGTCAAGCCAGAATCGAAAGGGCGCCGGACGACCTCAACGGTCCCCTTCTGCACCCTGAGCCGGGGGATCGGCGCCTCCGCTGTCGTATACGCGACGGTCGTGTTGATGATGCCGCGCGTCGCCGTATCCGCCGCGGGGATCGTGTACTCATAGCCCGCCCAAGCGAGAGTCGCCGGAGCGGAGAGCGCGAGGTCTCGCGGGAGGACATCGCCGAGGATAGCGGTCGTCCCATCGACGCGGACAATCGTGACGCCGAGGTAGCCGTCCTCCGCGGTGATGAGCCAAGCTCGACCTGGACCGACACCGACGAGGGAGGCCGCGGTCGCCGGTGCGCTCAGCGTCAGCGTCCGCCGATCAGCTCCGAGCGCCGTGACGGAGACGTCCGCGTGAGCGGGAGTCATCGCCGAAGGTCCGCTGGTTGTCCCGTCGGGGAGGGTGTACGCGAGACTAGGTGTCGCGTTTAGCGGAAAGGGCGCCTCCCATCGGAAGAGGAAGTCTTTGCTCTGAGCTGCCTTCATCATCGCGCCCGCCTCGCTTTCTCGTTGGCTCGCCTCACCTCGGCGTCGGTCCCGCGCTCGAGGTTCGCCGATTCTATCAGCTCCTCCGAGACCGGCGACCATGAGTGTCGGCAGTTATAGCCGCCCGCGCGCGTGAGCACCGGCTCTAGCTGATAGTTCCGCATCTCGCCGACCTGCGACGAGGTGAACACCTTCCCCACGAGCTCCCGGCAGAAGGGCCGAGTGATGCCGTCGAGAGGTCCGGTGTAAAGGTAGTGGTCGAGGCCCGCGGCCTCCGCGGCGACCGCGGTGAGCTCGCGACCAAACGAGGCGATCCTCGTCCGGGCCTCGGTGATCTGTCGCCCCTCGGCGGAGCGAAGAGCAGCGTCGAGCGAGCTGATAACAGCGGACGGCTCGGCGCTGAATTGAGCAGAAGAGAGCGCGTCTCTTACTGCCCTTTGAGTGTCCGGGATGATGACATCATCGAAGATCCCCTCGACAGTGTCCTGAGCGAGAGCTTGACCGATGCCGCCGACAGCGGCGATATCGAAGCCATCGACGGAGGAGAGGAGGAGCCCCTCGACGTTCGCCAGCGTCTCCCGCTCGGCGTCGGAGATCTCGAAGACCGACTCGGCGAGCCCCTGATCCAGAAGCCACGCCGACATCTCATCCCGACGCATACGGCGGAGCTCATCGAGCCCGCCACGCTCGGCCGCCGCTTTAACCGCGGCGACCACTTCCCTTTTGCTCCGCCGAAGAGCTCGACGGAGCCCGCGCTCGAGGCTTGCCTCTACTTGTATTTGACCTCGCGCCGCCTTGAGCTGACGCTTGAGGCGCTCATCCGTCGCCCGCTGGATCTGGCGAGTCAGGTCGCTGATCGCGACCTCGTCCGCATCCTCCTCGGCGAGTCGGGTTGTTGAGCAGTAGGGGCAAGCCATAGGGCACTAAGTGAGGCAGTCGGTGAGGCGGAGACCGCGATTAGCATCGACGAGGAGGAACTGGTGAACGTGCTCACCCCATACGTGACGCCGAACGAGATCAAGGCTGTCGTACTGACCAGCCTGGAGGCTCTTGTACTGCATATTGAGCGCTGCGACCGGCATCGCCTTAACGCCGCCTGACTTCTGCGCGATAGCGTCGGAGCCGCGGAGGATGTAAAGGCCGATGGTCTCGGTCTCCCAGATTTCCGCCTCGGAGCTGGTCGCGCCGGGGATAGCGGTCTCGCGCCGAGCGGAGCCGACGTAGACGTTCGGGATAGCGAGGACGGAGCGGAGCACCTCGAGGACAGCGTCGTCCGGAAGGATGCGATTGCCGCTAGCGATACCGGCGGAGCTATCGCCCACAAAGCTCCGGATCTCCGGGTTCCGAGCGAGCGCGCGGAACACGTTATACCCAAGGATAATCGTGTCGGCCGAGATGCCGTGATTGGTCGCCCGGAGGGTGTCGAGTTGCTGATGGATGTAGGTCAGCGGCTCGGCGCCAGCGGCGTCGAACTTCGTGCCTGGAGTCGCGCTCGTAAAGCCCGAGCCGAAGAGCAGATCAGCGCAGCGCTTCTCCTGAGCGAGCATTAGCGCGCGGCGCACCTTGCGCGCGCTCCGCTCCTCCTCGGTCCCGGGATATTGGGAGTCCTCGATGTCCTCCATCGCGATGCTATCCTCGAGGCTGTGGATCTCAGCCTTGAAGGTCAGCGAAGAGCGGTTGAAGCTCGAGAGCGACTGACGACCGGCGCCGGGAGCTCGGCGAGAGTCAGCCTCGGGCGCCCCCATGAAAGAGCGGGTGTTCTCGACGAGGAGAGTCCCACTGCGCTCGGGGATGTCGACGCGCTCCATGACGCGATCAGCGATGAGCTGAGCATCGCTCGGGACAGCCTCGGAGATGATATTAGTGAGGATCTGATCGACGGGATGGAGATTGCTATAGCTAGGACGTGCCATCGTTTAGCCTCCTTATGCGAACTGGCTGGCGCCGGTGAAGATGATCTCGATCTCGTCGCCGTCGGCGTAGGAGGTCGCGTTCTGGTTGTAGATCACGCGGGCGACGCTGTACTCGGTGCCGCCGAGGTTAGCCCACGGGATGAGGCGAGCGGTCCCAGTCTCGACCATGAGGAGAGAATGAGTCCCCGCGGTGAGGGTGTCACCGGCGATTGCCTTGGTCCGGCCGAAGATCACGACCTCGACCGCGTCGCCAGCGTCGACGGAACGCTGAGCGATGCCGTCCGCTTGCTCGCCGGTGGTCCCGTCAGCGAGAGCGACCTTGCCGTTCACGTCGATGACGACGGCCTGGAGGCCGGTGATCGCCTCAGCGGCGATGAAGGTCTGAATATCTGAATTTCCGAGACGGCTCATTTAGGCCTCCATAGCGGCGAGAAAGAACTCGCGGTCAGTAGTTCGGATCATGTTGAGAGCCTCGGAGAAGGTCACACTCTTCTCGGAGGCGAGAGCCTTAGCGCGCTCGGCGAGAGACTCCCGGTTAATCTGCTCCCCGGATGCGCCGTGACCGACCTCCCGAAGAGGGACAGCAGAACCAGACGCGCGCTCGGAGAACATCTGCCAGAACGCCGCGTCTCCGCTCTTCTGCTGATTCCACGCCTTCTCGGCGAGTGGACGCTCGGCGGGGGAGATGCGGCCGGTCCGGACGAGCTCGTCGACGGCGCCGGTCCGCTTAACGGAGTCGTTCTCCTCGCGGAGCGCGGTGAGCTGCTCCCGGAGAGTCTGGACCTCGGCGAGGAGGAGAGCCGAGCCTTCGCTCATCGCGTAGCTCTTCTTCTCCATCATCTTCTCCTTGTCCTCCTCCTCGGCGAGCTTCTCCTTCTCGGAGTCCTCGGCCATCTTCTCCTCTTCCTTCTCGGCGAGGTCCTTCTCGCTCTCCTCTTGGAGCTTCTCCTCGTCCTTCTCGGCGAGGCGCTTCTCCATCTCGGCGACCATCGCCATCTTCTGCATCAGGAGGTCGACGAGGTCGCCCATCTCCATCTTCATCAACTGCTCTCGGGTCTCCATAAGGTGGACCTCCTCTGTCAGTAAGACACGGTCGACCGAGCTA